TGCTGCTCAACGACGACGGCAGCATCTTCAACGAGGGTCTGGCGGATAAGCTAAAAAAAGAGAGGATAAGCTGGAAAGAAGGGGCATAATTACAGTTCATTCAGAGCGATAGAGGTAGTCATGCTTAATAAATATTTTGTAGCTTATCAAATCTTGAAAAATGGACAGGTCTACCTTACAGGATCGACAGTTGTAGCCGATCCAGAAGGATTGGAGCCGGATGTTTTCTTTATGAATACAGCAAAAGAAATAGCCAAACAAAGAATGGTAATGCCTGACGCAGTAATCATTACCGCATTCAATCGGGTAAATTAACTACAAGTAAGTTTCAGAGCAACCTAAACCATTAGCGACCCAGCCATAGCGCTGGGTTTTTATTGCCTGAAATCCACCAACGAGGACCCAGCATGAAACGCAACCGCGTTAACGTGCTGACCGTCGTCAACTCCGCTTCAAACATCACAACTGAAACCATAGACGGCAAGCCACATATCGTGGTTCGCGGCATCACGCCTGTCGTGGACGATATCGTGATGAACCGGAAGTTGTACCCGGCAGCAGAAATCGAAAAGGCCTACAACACGCTTGAGCGTAACCCGATGCCGCTGGGTCACCCTAAAGTTGACGGCAAGCATGTGTCGGCGCGCGATGTCCGGGCGGTGAACGAGTACCACGTCGGGGCCTGGCTACAGAACGTCAGCCACAAAGACGGGAAGGTGACGGGCGACATGTACGTTAACCGCCAGTACGCCGAATCCAGAGAGAAAGGCAAGCGCCTGATTAACCGTCTGGATGAGATGCTGGCCGGTACCAACTCAGACCCGATCCACATCTCCACCGGCCTGCTGTATTCCGGTATCGCCGCCAACGGTGAGTCGAAGGGCAAGAAGTACAACGAGATCGCCACCAACATGATGTTTGACCATGTTGCGGTGCTGCTTGATGAGCCGGGCGCCGGTACGCCGGAGGAAGGCGTTGGCATCTTCGTTAACTCAGAAGGTGATGAGCAGCAGATTGAAGTTGCCCGCCTTGCTGATGGTATCGACTGCACCCGCGACGGCCTGCTCAACAAAACCAAATTCTTCTTCACCAATGCCTCCAACTTCTCTTTCGACGACATCTCCCGCGCTATCAGCGACAAGCTGCGCGAGGGTGACACCGAAGATAAGTGGCTTTGGCCTGAAACGGTGTGGCCGGACAGCTTCATCTACCGCAATGACACCAAATACCTGAAGCAGAAGTACCTCATCGATGATGACGGCAAGGCCGTGTTCGTCGGCGAACCTGTAGAAGTCGTGCGCAAACCCACTGAGTACGAGATTAAAACCAACGGAGAGAACGATCCGATGAAAGAACTGATTATCAATGCGCTGAAAGCCGCTGGTAAGCCGACTGATGGCAAGTCTGATGACGAGCTGATGGACGCATACAACCAGATGGCAGCCGAAAAAGCAGCGCCTAAGGAAACGCCTGAAGAGAAAGCCGCCCGCGAGAAGAAAGAAGCGGACGACAAGAAGGCAAAAGATACCGCCAATAACAACGAAGAGATGCCCGCCTGGGCGAAAAATCTCTCCGATCGTGTTGACACCGTCGTTAACAGCCTGACCGCGAACGCCGACAAAGAGAAAGGCGAAAAACGCGCGGCTGTGAAGCTGGTGATGAACATGAGCGATGAAGAAGTCGCAGATCTGGACGGTAAGGCGCTCGACGCTATGTACGCCAAGTGCCAGACCTCTTTCGGCCTGAACGGTGCATTCCGCCAGGCAACCAACACTCAATCAGTCAGCGAAATGCCGGAGTAAAAAATGGCTAAAGACGGAAAACACGTAATTCACGCCGGTGGCGTATTCCCTAATCCGCTGCTTAACCGTGAAGGTGCCGCGGCGGCCGCCACTAAACCAGGTACCGTTGGCTTCTTCTCTGCCGGGAAGTTCACAGCGTCGGCTGATGGTAACGAAGAGGCGATCCTCTATATCGCTGACTTTGATTATCTGCGCTGCCAGACGGTTGATGACTCCATACCGGTGAATGAGCTGGTGGTTGGCATTCATCCAATGCAGGGCATGTTCCTCAACGTACGCGCCGCTGCAGGCACGTACAAAAAAGGACAACCGCTTTCCATCGCAAATGGCCAGGTTAAAGCCGCCGGCGCCGATGAATCAATTCGCGCATTTGTCGAAGAAGACACAGCGTACACCGTTGCTGCAGGCGATCTGCTGCGCGTCGTTATCAAGTAAGGAGCAACTGAATGCTTGTATTTTCACGCTCTATCGGTGAACGCACCGGTAACCTCGAAGTCAACCAGGCACAGTTCCGCGAGCTGGAGATGGCGCGCAACATGAGTGCGCAGTCTGTCGCTGACTTCATTGCCCGTGCTCGCTTCGGTGAAAACGGACATCTGGACGCGGTGAACGCTGTCGACGATATCCGCCGCATGTACCGCGCGTACGACCAGACGGTACTGGCACAGTTCGAGCCGAACACCGAATTCACCCTTTTCAACGACCTGATGCCATTGTCTCGCTCTGTCCGCCTGGAAGAGTCAGTGTATGAATATGCGCGTACCGGCGGTCGTGGCTGGGCGCACACTTCCATGTCAGGCCAGATCGGTGCGGCGCTGGATGCTCGTGCGTACAGCTTTGACGGCACCATGGTTCCAGTGCACGACAGCGGCTTCAAGTTCCACTGGCGTGATCCAATCTTCAACAAAGGGTCAGCACTGGCATCACTTGCCGATGCGCAGCGGGGCTCTGTTGATGATGTGCGCCGTAAAATCGTGGACTACATGTTCAACGGTTTCCGCGACTCGGAAGGCAACTTCGTTACCTTCGATGGAAAAACGTGGAAAGGCCTGAAGAACGATGAGCGCGTCGGCCAGGTTGATCTGGGTGCATCTGGCCTGAACATCGACTTCTCCAGCCGCACTACAACCGCAGAACAGAACCGAAACGGTGCGATCGCCCTGCGTGACACCATGAAGATCACCAATAACCAGTACGCGCCGCAGACCTGGTACGTATCCAGCGAGATCATGTCCAACTGGGAGCGCTATTTCAGCGACAATTACCAGTCCGGCACCATCCTGCAGGAAATCCTGAAGTTGTCCGGCATTGCCGCAGTGAAAGAAGACGCCGAACTCACAGGTAACCAGATTTTGGTGGTTCCTCTGACTGCCGGCGTTATCGCTCCGATCACTGGTCAGGCTGTGGGCACTGTTGCTGACCCTCGTCAGTTCTATAACAGCGACTACATCTGGCGCACCTGGGGCGCTATGGGCCTGATGGTCAAGCAGGATATCAACCTCAAACATGGCGTGCTCTTCGCGAGCAGCTAAGGAGAAATTGAATGGCACTGGTAGAAATCACAGCAGGTAACGTCTTCGCCGGTGCCAACCTCCGCAAACTGGAGGTTGGTGCGATCGTAGAAGTGGACGATGCAACAGCAGCGCGCTGGAAGGCGTCTGGCAAAGCAAAGGACACTGACAAGAAGAAAGGCGAGAAGCTTTCCTTCGAAGTGGCAACTCCGTCCGCGCAGGCGGCAGACCTTTCTGGCCTGCAAAAGCAACTCGCCGACGCGCTGGAGCAGAACCAAAAGCTAATCGCCGATGGTGAAGCAAAAGACAAGGCTCACGCCGACGCGCTGGCAGCAGAAACAAAACGTGCTGATGAGGCCGAAGCAGCACTGGCAGAAGCTATCAAGAAGGCGAAATAACCATGGCTGACCCAATCACAGCGGCAGACGTGCAGGCGTTCCTCGGTGAGTTGGGTTACTCCATCCCTGGCGCGCTGCTGGATCCGATTCTCTGCGTGGTGAACAAGATTATCCCCTGTCTCGATGGCGCGGGGTATGACGAGTGCGCCGCGAAGCTGATCCTGATGTACGCCGCAGCGCTTATGGCTACGTCGTCCGGGGCTCGCCGCATCAAATCACAGGGTGCGCCGTCTGGTGCTTCACGCTCATTCGATTACAGCGACGACAGCATTACCTGGTTGCGCGACTCGCTGGCCCGTCTCGATACCAGTGGATGCACCAGTGAGCTGCCAATCAGCGCCGGGAACAGCGTCGGCCTGTTCATGGTGG